GCATCCTCTACGTCAGTACTTACAATCACTCCAACGACAGACTTTGATGGAACTATTGTATTATCAATTAAATCTATTAGTACAAGTTCTGCATCAAGTACGTTTGCAAATAGTTCTGGAACAAGCAATATTGAAGTTAGAGCAAGTAGTGATACAACAAATACATTTATTGGATTAAATGCTGGAAGAAGAAATACTACTGCTGTTAGTAATACATTTTTAGGAGTAAATGCTGGACAAAATACTACAGCTGGCGGATATAATACGTCTATTGGAAATTCAGCTGGGCTAGCAAATACAATAGGTTCCAATAATGTTTTTATTGGTCAAAATGCTGGCTCTAGTAATTCTGGAGGAAATTTTAATGTATTTTTAGGAGCATTTTCTGGGCAATCTAATTCTATTGGAAGTGATAATACATATATTGGAGTAAGTGCTGCAATTAATAATACAACAGGAAATCAAAATGTATTTTTAGGTAGAAATGCTGGTAGGTATATTTCAGATGGTTCTACATCAAACGCAATAACTGATAACTCTATTTATATTGGTTACAATACCAAAGCACTTGCTAACAACCAAACCAACCAAATAGTAATAGGATACGCTAGTACAGGTCTTGGCTCTAACACTACTGTACTTGGTAATAGTTCTACGGCTACATCTGCTATTTATGGTAATTTATTGTTAGGTTCTACGACAGATGCTGGGTATAAATTAGATGTGACAGGTACTGCAAGAATTTCAGGTATAACTACATTATCTAACTTAGCAGGTACAGGTTCTCGAATTGTTGTAGCAGATGCAACTGGTGTATTAAGTGCAACAGCTACTCCAACTAATGGTACATCAGGCACAAGTGGAGTGAATGGTACTAGTGGTACATCAGGTACTGGTACAATCTCTGGTACAACAGGTTATATTACTAAGTTTACTGCTGCTACAACTATTGGTAACTCTATCATGAGTGAGTCTGGTACAGTTGTTACTCTTTCTGGTACATTAACTGAAACATCATCTATACGTTATAAGAAAAATATTACTAACTTGCAGGGATCATTAGATGCTGTATTAAAACTTCAAGGAGTATCATACATGTTAAAGTCTAATGATTCAAGAGAAATTGGATTCATAGCAGAACAAGTAGTACAAGTATTACCAGATGTAATTGTTACAAAAGATGGAGAAGTAGACTCTATAGCATACGGAAGATTAACAGCTATTCTTGTTGAGGCTATTAAAGAACAACAATTACAAATTAAAGAACAACAATTACAAATCAACAAACTGAAGAGTAAGTATGATAAGCTATAACAATGATGGTATTAGAGAATATAACAACACTGTTAACTATGGTGTAAAAATAGTTAGCAATACTAAAATAATTAATGTCACACAAACTGTAGCTCAAAATATAAGATTTACATTTGCTACAGGTGTTGACTTTGCATTTGAGGTTACTTGGTATGAGTTTAATATTTATGGTAATGCAACTCAGTGGACTTGGTGGGGAGACTATGGTCTATGGGTTAGTTCGGCTGGAACTGTAACTTCTCGTTTTGGACCAACTGCGCGTGCACAGACAGGAACAAATTACGGTGTTGGTGCATTTGTTATATCAGGAAGTAGTGTTTATTGGGAATCTCGTTGTGGGTTTGGTGTTTCTCAAAATATATCATCAGTATATCTTGTTGTGCATTGTAGCAGATGGGATAAAGTCACTATATCATATCCTTAATGAATTAAATATGGCAATTATACAAGGAGTTAATGGTATCCACATGAATATTAACAGTAGTGCTACTGCTGGAAGTAGAATATTGTCTTATGGTAAAGCTATTCCAGGTACTAGTACTTGGACTACATTAATTAAATTTACATTGATTAGTGGAGCTGCTTCTAACTTTGGAATATCATTTAGGCATTATGCAGGGGCAGATAGACAATCTGGAACACTTGCTGAAAATTTTTGGTATAGTCAAATTGGATTGTACTATAGTAGTGGAACTACATGGACAGAAACATATAGTGCTTCAGCTTGGTATAGTGAGGGTAACGTTATCGTATCTTATAGACTTAATATCTCTGGTACCTCTATTTCGATTGAAGCATTACAATCTGATACAGGTGCATATGTAAGTGGATACTGCGAAATTCAATGTAGTAAGTGGGATCAATTAACAATCTCTTATTAATATGAATATATTAAACGCTCAAGGATTAATTATACAAGGAACTGGTTCAGGTAATCTTAACTATGGAGTTAGACAGTTATCTAATACTGCCACGTTTACTTATGCAGCAGGTCTTACCACTATATTAACAATCACTGCAAATGGTAGTACACCCACTGACTCTATAGTTTCGTTTTATTTTACTTGGGTAGCAGAAAGTTTTAGTGCTACTTCAGGAGGTCCTCAAATAAATTATGGATTTAAATCATATAAAATGTTATCTACGGGATTTTGGAGTGAGATTAATGGAGGATTGTTTATTGGAGAAGGTAATGGTTGGCAAAATCAATCATTTGACATTGGTACATCAAGAACAATAAAAATGCAATCTCAGGGTAACAGCGCATCATTTACATCATTAGCGTGTACATATCAAATAATGATATCATCTAGTAACTTTAGTTTTTTAACTTTCTCATAAATATGGAAACAATATATTCAACAAGATTCGATAGAGCATCTGTAGTAAAGTCCGAAGGTACACTTGTTAATGTAATAAACAAAGTATGGTATACTATAGTTGCTACAACTAGTGATGGGTATATAAAGATACTGAAGAAGAGTATTGACTTCCCTTCTCCAGCTCCTCAAGACTTTGTAGAAATTCAGTATGTCACTGAACAAATGTTAATAAATTGGATAGAAGCTCAACCAGAGTATCTAACAGATAATGACAAGCAATCTATTGAGTTTAGATTACAGTTAGAAAGAGATAAATTAACATATAGTGATTATATGTTTAGTTTTATGCCATATGATGAATTAAGATATAATCTTGTTAACTAATAGGTAGTGCTTTGATTACGTCTTTAGCCGTAATGTTCTTTTGACATTCAAATTGTCTAGGAGTTGATCTGTGTATAGGACACCAATCAAAATCACCTTTATCAAATTTAAACAAAGGATTGTTCCAACACCCGTGGCACACATTCTCGTTAACTACACGTATACAATCAAACTCATGTGCACGTGTAGTAAAGTTACTAATCATTACTACAGGTTTGCCGATAGCCCAAGCTAACCACGACAGACCACTACTCAAGCCTATCATAAACTGACTATGGTAGATAACACTCATGGTATTTTCTATATCAGTGTCATCTATCTTCTGGCAATTATCAAACGGATTATCCTCCTTTGAGACATTCACCACTACAAATCCTTCATTATGTAAGTAATTTATAACTTCTTGCCAACCTTCTCTTGTCCAAAACTTACAACCTGCTGTTGAGTTGGTAGCAATAGTAACATATTTACCATATTTATTCTTACGCTTTCTAAACTTTAAATTTGGTCTAAGCTCCTCAAACTCTAAGCCTAATATATTAGTGGCTGCTTCTTGAAGTTTTATTGTATTAGGTAGCATAGGTTCTTTATTTGAATCATAGAACCACCCAATATTATATTGTGCAAATATATTATTAACTACAGATCCTGGTTCAACTAGTTCTATTTCAGGTATGTCAAGTATATGATTCCAAAAAGTGGAGAGTATTACTTTGCAGTTATGTTTCTTTTGAAAAGCAAGAGCATAAGGAGCCCATGCAATTGTATCTCCTAATGACTTACTAGCCAAGGTGATGAACACTCTTTTATTCTCAAGCGATAACTTATACTCATATATTAGTTTATTAAGCTCAAATATTTTGATCTGCCAATCAGTATAATATTCTCTATTTAATCTAACCCATGAGTTAGAACCTATAGTGTTCTCATAATGACAAACATTATTCTCATCAAAGTATTGTACCTTAAACTCTGAGTTAACAGGTGATTTAATCTCAAGAAAGGGTTGTTCAACAAAGTATCTAGATATATGTAGGTGTTGTTCTTCATGTGGTATTGTTAACACTTTATTATAGAACTTATTATACTTTTCAGCAAAAACATCTGATGTATTATCTGTAGGTACAACATAATTACATTTTATAGTAGTTAAGTCTGTATCTATAGGCTGAATATACTTTTCAAACATTGATCCATATTGGGGCAAGTTGTGAGCAATAATTGGCAAGCCGTAACTAATAGCTTCTCTAAGCACTAATGGATTGCATTCCCATGTGCTATTGAACATAAATATGTTAGCATGTTTTAAGAACTCATCCACATCATCCCTCTCTCCCCACACTTTAACATTACTTGGTAGATTAATCATTAATGGCTCCCAATAATCTTTAAAGTTGCCTGCTTGGTTACCTACAAAATTGAAGTTAAAGTTAGGGTTAGCACGTGCTATCTCTATGCCCTCAGCTTGATTCTTTCCTGGTGTCCATAGTCCTACATTAACCACATTATTTATACCAGGAAGTTTTTTTGATTTCTTAGGGTCAATAGGATATTCAATGACTTGTTTATAAGATGGTAAGTCTTTAAATGTATGCAAGTGGTAAGGTGTGCAGAAAGCATACGCATCAGGGTGATATAATTTAGTCTTAGGATCAAATGACACATCGTGACAAGTCTCAATAATATTATAATGTCTAGTTGGTCTATAAAGTTCACTCATGATGTGAGCATCAAACCGCTCCGATGGTTCATGAATGTGAATGATGTCAGGATTAAAATCTTTAATAATATTAAAGAGCTCAGTCTTATCTTCAAATAAAGTGTGAAAGTTATCCCCTACTAATTCTTTAATCTTATTTCTTTGCACCACATAGTCTAAACTATAACAAGTATATTCAACTACACATATATTAATATATTTTTGTAGCACTTCTATACTCTTGAGTACAAATGCAGGCATGCCTCCTGTAGATAAATGAGGAACTAGATATAATACTTTTGCTTGTTTCATTAAGTAAAATTAATTAATATTGTATCAAATACAAATAAAATGACAATAGAAGTTAGCTTTGGCGAAGTGCTAGATAGGATATCTATTCTAGCAATTAAATTAAACCAGATTAAAGACAAAGATAAACTTAAAAATATTCAGAAAGAATTCTCATACATAAGTGGTAGAGTACCACAATCTACATTCACTGATCCATTATATTTTGAGCTATGTAAAGTCAATCAACATTTATGGAATATAGAAGATGATATTAGGCATAAAGAGAAACTAAGTCTATTTGATGATGAATTTATTCAACTAGCACGTGATGTTTATTTTACAAATGATAAACGGGCTGACATCAAGAAAGAAATAAATATCAAATATAAATCTGACATTATAGAAGAAAAATCTTATAATTCATATTAATGTAAAATTTATTTGGATAATTGATAAGAATTACAGATATTTGTAACAACAGTACTTACCACGCTTAAGTTACTCTTAACTGCGTACCAGGGTAAGTCTTTTGCTTTTTTAAAATATTTTACATTTCGTTAATTTTTTGTTAACTACATAGCATCTCAATCCTTTCTAGAGGGTAGGGATGCTATTTGTTTTTTATATACACTATGGCCGATTCTACACTTGCTCAATTTAAGAGCTGGATATTTCCAGGACTTGTATCTATATTAGGTATGATGATATGGAATGATGTTAATGAAATAAAAGCTGATGTAAAAGCTTTGATGGCTCAATCTAATATAGATAAAACACGTATAGATAATCTAGAACGTGAAGTGTATAAAACTGCAACTTATAAAACTCCTTTCCCTATTGATTTTCCTCCTAAAAATTCAGTAGATAAACCAGTTGCAATAATGAATAGAGATGAAGATGATGACACGGATAATAAAGATATTTAAATACATAGAAAACATATGGATAGGTAAGGATGATAAACCTTCTATCCGTAGAGTGTTTGCTATTGCATTGATAATTGATTTCATTAACAATACTAATTACGCAATACATAAATGGGAAGTGGGTAAGTCATATGCAGATGTGGCTATGCTATTAGGAATAGAGGCAGGACTTGTCGCTGCGTTATTAACACTCACTACATATTCAACAACAGTTAAACTACCAACATCTACAGAATGAAAAATAAAATTTTAATTATCCTTGCTCTTGTTGCATTTGCTTCTTGCAAACCGTTACAAAATGTAACAGTTACAAAAGAAAAGATACGTATTGATACAGTTATAAACGAAATAATAATTACAAAATTTAATGCTGTTCACGATACATTAACTATTGACAATCCTTGCGATTCTGCTGGCATCTTAACGACTTTCTACTCAAGGATAATACTACCACAAGGCAAGATAATTATCAGGTCTTACAGAGGTAAGATTCAAGCTACAGTAAACATTGATTCTATAAGAAGTGTATATGAGAAAAAGTATCGTAATAAGGAAACTTCTAACGTCACGGCTTCTTCAAAAATTGTGACAAAAGTAACTTATCCATTATGGTTAATTGTATCTTTTATTTTTGAAACTTTAATCATTTTAGGATACATATATATAAGAATATTTCATCCAGTAACATGGTATAGAACAAACTAAACTTAAAATTATGAAGAAGATAATCGATTTTATTAAAGGATTGTTTTGTAAGAAGTGTGATATACAAGCTAAAGCTGTAGTAGTTAAACCTTCTAAAGATAAAAAAGAAGCTGCTGATAAGAAAAAAAATCTTAATAAGCTTGCTACAGCAATTAAAAAGAAAAAAAGCAATGGTAACTAGTGCACAAGCATTAAAAAAATATGGACAACCTGATCTCCTTGCTACACAAAGCAAGCATATGGTTATGTGGGATATTCCCACAGAGCTAGAAATTGGTGTCATCCCTAAAAAACTATATTGTAATACAGACATGGTGAAGCCTCTTGAACAAGCATTTAAAAACTTGATTCAACGTAACCATGTAAATGAACTTAAGACATGGGACGGTTGCTTTAACATTCGTAAGAAGCGTGGTTTAACATCTATGTCATTACACTCATGGGGTATTGCTATTGATGTCAATGCTTTCGAGAATCAATTAAATCAAATTCCTAAGTTGTCTTCAGGTTTTGTTAAATGCTTCAAAGATGCAGGATTTGATTGGGGTGGAGACTGGCAAAGGTTGGATGCAATGCATTTTCAATTATCTAAAATATGAATTCTGGTCTATATAGTATATTTTGTAGTATAAACTTTAAATATTATATAGGTCAAGCAATTGATGTAGATAAACGTATAAAGGCTCATTTAAATAAATTATCAGCAAATACTCATCATTCTCCTTACTTACAACATTCATTTAATTTATACGGTAAAGAGAGTTTAACATTTGAAGTTTTAGAATATTGTAATATTGAGGAGTTAGATAATAAAGAAATATATTATATATCAAAATATAATTCTCTAAACCCTAACGGTTTTAATTGCACTATAGGTGGTAATGGTATGAGAGGTTTTGTATTTTCAGAAATTACAAAACAAAATTGGTCAAATAAAAGAAAAGGCAAATATTTAGGAATAGAACATCCTAAAAGTAAAAAGATAAAAGGTACAGATTTAAAAACAGGTGAGTTATTATATTTTGATTCTTTACAATGTGCTGAAAGATATTTAAATATAAAAGGAGCTAATAAAAATATAAGTGCTAATTGTAAAGGTAAAAGGAAAAGTGCTTACGGATACAATTGGCAACATCAACTTGCATCTATATAAAACTATATAAAAATGGCAAAGGCAAAAGGTTCTACAGAAGCAATAAAAGTTGTATTTGGAAGAAGGCGTAAAGGTAAGCATCAGAAAAACTTTGGTCCTAAATCCACACCTACTAAGAAAAAATATAAAGGTCAAGGACGATGAAACTATTCAATAAACTTATAATAATCATTGCATCAATAGGTATAGCTTGTGCATATGTCATAACTATAACTAACTTAGTTAGAGTTGTTAATGAAACTCATTAACCTTTATTTAAATAATTTTAACAAAGTTTGTTAAAACAATAATATATTTGTTATAAAATAATAATAATAACATGGCAATACCTTCGAAAGAAATCGGGTGGGGAACAGAAGAAAATCTGTTGTGGCAAATCTCTAAACAATTAGAGACTTTGACAAGCGTTACATATAATAGTGGTACAGTAATTCTTCCACCAAATAGAGGTGGTACAGGTCAATCTACTTATGCAGACGGAGAACTATTAATTGGTAACACTACAGGAAATACCTTATCTAAAGCTACATTAACTCAAGGTACAGGTATTTCAATTGTAAATGGTAATGGTTCTATTACTATTACAGCTACAGGAGCTGCATCTGGAGCAATAATTACAGGAGGAACATCTATTAATGCCTCTGCGCAATTACAAGTAGATTCTACTACAAAAGGAGTTTTATTTCCTAGAATGACAACTGTTCAAAAGAATGCAATAGTTTCTCCAGCTGCTGGCTTAGTTGTTTATGATACAACTTTAAATAAACTTTGTGTAAGAACCGCATCTGCTTGGGAGGTAATAACATCTTTATAATAATAAATAATTAATTTTATGAAACTAATACAAGAAGTATCAATCTGGGATAATGGTGTAGATAAAAAAGCTACTATTCTAAACGCCTACGCTGTTAACGTAACATTGAATCAATCAGCTACGTTCTATTATAGTCTATCTTCTCAAAATGCAGATGGTTTAATAGGTGAAACATTAACACAGGGTAATTTATCTATGACAGGCGAAGATTATGCTGCATGGGCTCAAGATCAAGCAGCTTGGGATTACATTGCTAAATCATTAAACCTTGTTATCACAGGAGAATATGGTTCACCTATTGTAGAAGCACCAGTTGTTGAAGAACCAATTGTAGAATAAATACATTAATAATATGGCCATACCTGCAATACAAATAGGACAACCTTCTAGTACTAAAGCAAAACTGCTTTGGCAGATCTCTAAGCAATTACAAAATCTAACAAGTGTTATGTATAATAGAGGTCTTACCACCACAACTACTACTACTGTTGCACCTACAACCACTACTACAACCACTGCTCCTTAATAACAGATTTAATTAAACCAACAACTACATGAAGGAATTAAAATTCTTGTGTGCCCAACCTGATGATGTATATTTTACATGGCAAGTGCATTTATGGCTAGAAAGTTTAAAAAAACTAGGACACTCAGATAAAGCAATTGTAGTAGTGTTCATTCCAAACTTTAGAGAGCCTAATAATGAATGGCAAAAAATTATTGATCTATATCCAGAAGCAGAGTTTGCTTTCTATAGAGATGATGAAAACACAGTTAGTCAATTATTAGGTATTTATATTCCTGTATTACGTCCATACATATTAATGCGTTATTTTCAAGATCATCCTGAGATGAAAGAAAAAGCATTGTTATATTGTGATTGTGATATTGTTTTTACAGAGAAGTTTAATATTGATGATTATATTAATGATGATGTAAATTATTTATCAGATACTAATAGTTACATCAATGCTACTTACTTTGATAGTAAAGAAAAAGATGTTCTTCCATATAAACTAGAAGAATATAAACAACGTGATATTCTACAAGAAACTACAGCTATTTGTAATATCAATAGAGAAATTGCAGAACATTATAACTTACATTCAGGAGGAGCTCAATATTTATTAAAAAACATTGATGCAGAATTTTGGAAACATGTAATGGAAGATTGCATATCTATTCGTAGACATTTAATGCAAGTAAATGGAGAGTTTTTTGAAAGTGAAGATAGAGGGTTTCAAAGCTGGTGTGCAGATATGTGGGCAGTTCTTTGGAATATATGGAGAGTTGAAGGTGTAACAAAAGTAATTCCTGAAATGGAATTTGCTTGGGCTTCTGATCCTATAGAAAAAGTTGAAAGATTAGGCATATTTCATAATGCTGGAATGATAGGAGATACAATGGGTGATATTCCTACATTCTACAAAGGTAAATACCACAATGGAATGGATCCTTTTACAGATCCTCACATGATGACAGTATATAATGATGAACATAGTAAGACGCTTGGTAGTTATTTCTACGTATCCAAACTTATAGAATTAAAACAAAAATATAATTTACAATATTAATCTTAATTATTAAATAACATGGCAAATCAGAGAAATCTAAAAGCATTTGTTCGCTACGATGGTAGTGGAAGGGTTGTAGCAGGCAGCCTTATTCTGAGAAAACAGAAACCTAAAGTAGGTACTTGGCAACAAGTTCAGGGGTATAAGTGTTGTAATGATGCTACACTTACTACTACAGTAGCTACTACTATTACTAACTTCCAAGTTAGGGTATTCTGTGGAGGATCAGTAACTCAAATATTAACTTCAGGACAAAACTCTTCATCAGTAGCAGATTTAGTTACTAAGTTGAATGCTACTTACCCTTTATTAGGAGTGTTCTCTACAACAGGTGGAACAAATCTTACACTTGTAATGACAGGTGCTCAAAGTCAGGCTATTTGTCCTAACTCAGCTCCATCATTTACAGTTGCAATAGTTCCTCCAACAACTACAACCACTACTACTACAGCTGCTCCTACTACTACCACAACTAGTACTACAAGGCTTACCACCACTACCACTACAACAACAGTATAATGGCTAAGTCATTATTTCCAGAAGAAATGTTAGAAGCTAAAAGCAATGGTCTCACTCTAGAGACTATTGCTGGAAAGCTTTCTTATTTCCATGAAGAATTACATCTATTACATTTCCAAACTACATCATATGCTGAGCATCAAGCTCTAGGTATTATATATGATAAAGTGGCAGATTTGCAAGATGAGATTATTGAAAAGATTATGGGCTATTCAGGTAGAAGAGTTAAAGCATATAGAATTGATGTTTTAAAAGACTATGCTCCAGGTATGTCTATGCAAGTGGTGAGAGAATTAGTTTCTTTTGCTAAAAATCTTGAAGAGTTTGGTGAAGCTAATAACATGCCTGATATTGAGAATATTGCTCAAAGTTTGTCAGGAGAAGCAGCTCAGACTTTATATCGATTAACCTTGTCTTAAATGCAAGTAGAGAAGAGATTCTTTCCAAAAATAATGGCTGACAATGATGAGATATATTTCTCACATCTAGAAGGCATTATAGATTCGGTGGATGAATTATGTAGTATGGAAGTTGTAAAACATCCTAATCACTATTCATTTAGAATTGCACCTTCTCTAGCTAAATATACAAATGCGATTATTGAAGAATTATTTAAGTTTCATAATCAGTTTCAAATAAAACTGAATATGAGTAAAAGCATTAAGACAAATGCAGTTATTGCATTTAAAATAACATTGTAAAATAAATTTGTAATTTTCAAAATTTCATTATATATTTACAGAAACCAAAATAAAATAAAAAAATGGAGATTGTTAAAGACGAACAACCAGAAGTTACAGAAGTACCAACGTTTGACCCAAATAAGAAATATACTTGGGAAATTGATTCAGAATTTACATTATCAGGAAATGATTTTGGAATTTTGTTAAACTCATTACGTGCTATTTTGTCTACAGAAGAAGCACAACGCATTTTATTAGCTGATAAAGCTAGTCAAGTTATGGAAGCTACATTAGCAAAAGCTGTTGAAAACGGTGATGTTGTAGAAGCTCCAGAAAAATAAATAACAATGTACCTATGTGCTTACCATAAGAACAGCACATAGGTCTTTTTTCTCGCTATAGTCTCAGTATTATAGTATGCATCTTTGGTGTAACGGTAGCACGACACTCTCCAAAAGTGTTTGTAGAGGTTCAAATCCTTTAGGGTGTGCAATATGATTTACGAACCACATAATAGAATAGATGTTACAACACCTAAAGGTGATGGCATTATTTGGTTGGTTACAGAATATGGTCATGAAACTGATACAATATATACAGTTATTATTAACGCCACAGGGGAGCTCTGGCAATTCGTTCATAAAGATATTAGGGTAAAACCTAATGTAACATTTAGAAGATATGGCAACAGCATCAAAAAAGAACTGGATTCAGAAAGCAATCAATCCTAAACATAAGGGATTTTGCACTCCTATGACCAAAGCAACGTGTACACCTAAACGTAAAGCATTGGCAAAAACTCTTAAAGCGATAGGCAAAGCTCGTAAAAATAAATAAAATGGCAACAACAAATGTAAATATTCCTTTAAAACCTTATGCAAGGTTTAATGTGAATGGTAAAATAGTTCCAGGAAGCCTTGGTCTATTCAGAGGTGCTCCTATAGTTGGTATTTGGAAAGAAATGCAACCTATAGAGTATTTTAATAAAACTACTAAAAGTTATAGTGGAGTGATCAATGCCACATATCCAAATGCTTTATTAGCTAATAGTGTTGCTTATAGCTTAGTAAGTTTTCTTGATAGTTTAGGTGCTAATGCATATGATACTGTTTTAAATTCTACAACATGTTCAGATGATGTTAACGCTTCTGAATTTGCTAACATATTTAACATAGGTCAAAATCCTCCAGCATTAAATAACTATCTTGGACCATTTATGGGTGGTGGACTTGCTGGATATCCTCATACAGGTATACTAGGAGCACAAGCTTGGCAAAGTCACACTACATCAGATGATAATGCAAATGGACCATTATTATTAATTAACATGCCTCACATAGGAATTACACAACAAGCTGACCTTATTGCAGCTAATGATAATGTAGGTAGAATGTTAAGAAGAGGTAAGAGTTCTGCTACAGCTGATAATACATGTGGAGCCGTTGCTACAGCTATTGCTGATGCTATTACATTAAATGGTGTTGCACCAGTAGCTACAAATGCTCCTTTCATAAATAATTATCAAAGATATCAACTTGCATTAATTGTTTACGCTTCTTATGCTTATTATAATACGCATACATATTCACAGAATATGATTCAAGCTACAGAACTTATAAGAGTTGCAAGCTATAATATATTACATAATACAATTATTCCTGCATTAGGATCTGTAAACAATTTATATTTATTCAGTGGTACATTTATTAATGCTGATGATGGTTATTCTGCATTTATTAATATTAATTCATTAGAAGTGAGAACTGGATCAACTTGGACATCTCTTACAACAAGTTTTTTAAATAGTTTATAATGGCAAAGATAACACCTGTTCCTGATGGTCCTTTAATTAAAAAGAAAGGAGAATTCAAAGGTTCTACATTAAAGAATGGTGGTAAGTTAAAAGCTATTGTTAAAGCTGGAGGACAAACACATAAAGTGTTTAAGAAGAAAGTTGATAAAGGTATAGGTGATAAAGGAGATATAGTTGTAGATCATACAGCTGGTCCTTCTGCAGGTAAGTGGGATAAGATTAACCTTACTAACATGGCAAAAGCAAAAACTGTTAAACAAGGCGTTGCTTCAGTTAAGAAGTGGCATAAAGATAATCCTGATTATGGCAAAAAGCCCAGCATGGCAAAGAAAAGAAGGTAAGAGTCCTTCTGGTGGCCTTAACGCAAAAGGACGTGCATCTCTAAAAGCTGCTGGTCATGATATTAAAGCTCCACAACCTGAAGGTGGTCCTCGCAAGAAATCATTCTGTGCTAGGATGGGAGGAGTCAAAGGTCCTATGAAGAAACCTAATGGTGAACCAACAAGAAAAGCATTAGCATTGAGGAAATGGAAATGTTAAAAATGTGTACAAAGTGTAAAGTGGAGAAACCTTTAGATAAAGATCACTTTCCTTTACATAATAAGACTAAGTCTGGCTTTGATAGCTGGTGTAAATCTTGTAGAGCATCTTATAGAAGTGAAACAAGAAGAGGTCAATACAGAGATATGATATCTGATGATCAATTGAAAGACATCATAGAAACTGTTAAAGAGTGTGTAATCTGTGGATCAGAAGAGAACCTAGTAGTTGATCATTGTCATAAGACAAATACTGTACGAGGAATGCTTTGTAATCATTGTAACAGAGGACTTGGTCACTTCAGGGATGATCCTGAGCTATTAGAGTTTGCTAGAATATATCTTCTAGCTAATAGTGAGAAAGAAGAAGACATTATAGAATATACTAATTACCTTAATTAACATGATGAAAAAAGTTATTACTATTAAAGTTAAGGTTATAAGTGTAAAGAAATTTAAACCAACATTCTGGATAGAAACATAAATTCAGGTATGAAAAAGAAACTAACGTCTGCAAAAACTGCAAACGATCCTAATTCTCGTATCAATAAATCTCTACGTAAGTGGAAGTGCTAAACTAAAAATATTATGGCAAAGCAAATGATTAAACGTGCTGATGGATCTAGTTCACCACGTGGTTTATGGGACAATTTGAGAAGTAAAGCTGCTCAAAACAAGAAGACTGGTGCTAAACCTAAAGCTCCTACAAAAGCAATGTTGTCTCAAGAAAAGAAAATTAAATCTCAAACTAAAAAGAAATAATATAATGGCAACAATGTCTAAAGCAAAAAATGTATCTGCTGGAGTTGCTCCACAGAATAAGAAGAAAGTAGGTTCTGTAGATGCTAAAGGAGCTTACACTGAAGTACAAAAACGTACTCTTGGTAACATGAAAATGGGTGGTGAATTAAAAACGCCTACTCCTGATCAAAAAGGTTTAAAAGCACTTCCTACGCCTGTAAGAAACAAAATGGGATTCAAAAAGAATGGTGGAGCAATGAAGAAAGCAATGATGGGATCAGCTATGTCTACATCTCCTATGATGAAGAAAGGTGGTAAAATGTCTAAAAAGAAATAATCATGGCTATTATTAAAAAGAAAGTAATGGTTAAACCCATGAAAAAAGCTAAGCAAGGTATAATTATTCCTGAAAATCCCGATCAATCTAATCAGCTAAATAAAATGAAAGCTGAAACAGAAGCTAAATTAAAAAGAGCAAAAGGAATACCTATAAATCCACAAATTAGACGTGATATCAGAAAAGGTATACTTGATGAGAACGGTCTATATAAAAAAGAAAATGATATGAAAGCTAATATGTCAAGAACTCCTATGAAAAAAGGTGGAGCAATTAAAAAAGCGGGTATGCATAAAATGCCTGATGGATCTATGATGAAAAATTCTATGATGAAAAAAGGTGGAATGATGAAGAAATGTGCTTATGGCTGCAAGTAAAAAGAAAGCACAACAAGGTGCTGCTGTATCAAATAAGTTTACTATCCCTGCAAAGTCTAAATCTGCAGTTAGTAATACATTTTCTATTCCTCCTAAAAGACAGACTACTAGAAGTTATACTGGTACAACTGAAGCTGAAGGAGATAGTATGTTAAATGCATTCAAGAAAAGAAATCCTGGCATGAAGTCTGGGGGTAAAATAAAAAAGAATGGCAAGTAGTATGACTGCTGGTAAAGCTAAGAAATCTGGCAAACCACGTAATGCACCAAAGGTGAACAATTCAGCTCCTAATAAACCATTTATGAGAGAAGCTGATACACCTAAAAGATTAAAGAGTCCTATGCTTCCTATGAAGCAGAAGAGACTTAGTAAATAATAATAATTTTGTTCATTTCATAATTGTGATTTTTTAATGTAAGTAAAAAGGGAACCATTTGGCTCCCTTTTTCTTTATATGAAGTAAAGTTCTTTATACCGTTGATTAATCTGATCAGGATTATTATGTATCCATTGATAGTAGGGTTCATAGAAGTCATCTAGCTCTTCCTCACTAAGTCCATACAAAGGCCTCTTTGCATAGTCTCCTGATGCATTTTTATGATTCTCAAAATTATCAGGATTGTTGATATCACCTGATTGTTTATGTCCTGCTACTTCACTAGGGTCACTCCAGTTAAAACAATAAGATGGTAAATAGTTTTTATTGTGTTCATCTAAGTGTCCTTCATCACGAAGTTGTGTGTACCATGACAATCCCTCATATCCTGTAAGATCGCTACGGAATCCAATCTCACGAATTCTATTCATCTTTACAATAACAGAAGCTTCTAGTGTGTTATTAACTAGTTTTATACCTTCAGCATTAGCAAAGAAACTCATGTGTGGTTTCCATGCGTCTGTGCCCTTCTCTTGTATACCTTCTACTGCTTGTTCAAGGTGCCATGGAAGATAAACATCATCGTCGTCTGCAAGCATAAAATAATCTCCTGTGGCGTGGGTAACAGCATCTCTACAGATTTGTCCTCGGTTTGCATATGGTTCTCCTGTCTGGTAATCTTTACCATTGTTAATAAGAATGATTGATGGATCTTTTTCTCCTAACGTGTAAGGGAATTCTTCATCTGTATTAAAGATGATGAGCTCCTTGTTAGGATATCTCTGTGCTTGATATTGTGATACAATTCTCTGCACACAATAGAATCTTCTGTATGATGTACATACGAAACTTACTTTATTCATGTTGGTTATTATTTTATAATGAATGGGTAAAAGTTTAAATCATGGTTAGGATAGTTTGCATTTGGAAAATCAAGTCCTTCTACTGGAAAAGGAACATCATTTAAACTTCTCACTCTACAATCTTTTCTTAAAAATGTTAGCTCTAGTGTTTCAGGATATTCATTACCACCAATATTAAAAAATACATGACAGTTGTTGTTCTCATGAACATGAACTATGTGATGAGTTTTGCTTAACAATTTCAATGATTCTAATATTTTAGGATTATCAGAGAATATATAATGAAGTTCAATGGTTATTTGTTTGATCTTGTCTAAATGATTACCAAATTCTGATGTAAACAAATCCCATTCTCCTTCTTCTATATCTAATTTTAAAAAGATGTTCTTATAATCTTGTATATATTCTACTAGATTACTTATATGATCATTGTTTGCGTTTCCTATGTTCTTTTTTACAAAAGATAAACCTTCAGGAAGATTTGGAGTATCTACTGTTCCATCTATAACAACACCATTAATTTTATGGTGTTGTATAAAATCAAACTCAAAAGATACATCAGGGCCTACTCCTCCAGAAATAAGAAAATCATAATCATAACCATCTACTATTACATATCCCCCATCTTTATTAATGCCAAATCTAGTTTTATTATTAAAAGGACGATGTGTTATTAAATAACTTAATATGTCTGTATGTAGTTTAGGCTCATAGTTTCTAAGACTTTCATTGTAGTAAACCATTTGAGCATTAGTTCTATATTGATCAAACGGTTTAGTAAAACTACTTATCCAACTACCATGATATCCATAATGGTAATAAAATTTTAATTTTTTATTTGGATTATCAAAAATACTAACAAGATGAGATGTTCCTGTATCTCCACCTACAAAATATTCACAATCGTATAAGTGATATAGATTTGTTTTAAAATCATGTGAGACAGTAAATCCTTTTACATCTATAACTTCTGAAAGATTGTCCTTAATACAGATAACTTTCTCATATTCATCAAATTGTGGTGTAGAAAACTCATCTATTCTATCTTGTATAAATTGATTAGACCAGTTTCTTTCACCATTATAAGAAGCATCTATTAAAGGAAATATGCAAATCTTTTTCTTAAGCTCTCTGTTATCTTCAACACGAATAATACTATCATTCATTTCTCTAAATGACCATATTTCTACAAATCCTTCAAAGTTAAATTGTCCTGGGTGTTGTGATACATATCCAGAATGGTTTATTAAAAAATCTCTAAACGTTACAACATAATCTTTTCCAGGTTGTAAAGAATCATTAGGTATATAAAACTTTATAAATGGATTATTGTTTACTTTCCTCATGTATGCTAATACATTTAAGGTAGCAATCAAGTCTCCCATTTTTAATAGGCCTCCAAACTGTTGACCAGAAATATTAATAACTATTGGATCATTTTCGTAGTAAGTGTTTATTAATCCCATGATTATATACCTTTATAGTTTTTGTCTAACTTGAGCTTATCTTGATTTTCTTTTAACCATGTTGCAGAACCATAATGTAATGCAAATTCACGAAGTTCTTCTAAAGATGCATTTGATGCAATGTTCATCTCTTTTAACTTTTCATGAATAATAGTGTCATCAAAATCAATTTTAGCATCTAGTCCTAAATAATCTTTAATAAATTCACCAAAAAAATGAGGTCCCATCCACCTATTAGATATTTGGTTGTGCACATGCGTTAGCATTGGATGACCTTTTGTAAAGCCGAAGAATGAACTACAGATAGTAGGATCTTGATCCCAATGATTTAAATGAATAAATCCATCTCTTTCATCTAATTTACGATTAGAAAATGAATCATACACTTCATAGTCACAATCTAAATAAATACCACCATATTCATGAACTACGTGTAGTCGTAACATATCAGCTATGACTACCCAATCTTTATTACTTATGAATATATCTTTTAAATCACGTAACTTATCTGATAATCGAGGTAAGTTATCATTATTCCAAAAAATATATTCATAGTCAGGATTCATCTGCTTGACCTTTTCACAAAATACTTTGTCTCGATCAGGCATTTCGTATGGACCTAACCATATTTGATGAATGATTTTTTCCATTACCAAACAAGGATTACATCAAATGGAGATACTAATAACTTGTTCTCTCCACCAATAGGAATTACTGGTGCTTTACCTAAAGCTGATGGATCTACTAAGATTTTATCACCTGCTTTAATATCTGTAACAAGATCACCTACAGCATGAACTGTAAGCTTGTTAAGTTTCTGCATCATCTCTTTTTCAAGAGCTTCTTTAGTGTTGTCGTCAACAATAAGTTTACCTTCTTCTTTCTTAGGAAGGTCTAGCAATATTCTATTGCCACGTAATAATTTAAAATCTACCATTATGCTTCAATTTTTGTTAGTGTATAAAATCTTATAATATCTTCACCATGTAAGTGAATCTCTGATTGATATACATCACGCTTACGTGTTACACCAATCATCTTATTAGTCTTAGGATTAATATTAGGTGTTTCTACAACACGCTCATGTATGTCATCTAATAAGACTAACAGATCATCTTCATCCATCATCACTGTACGAATTATTTTATTAATATTAAAAGAGTCTAAGAACTCTTTATCTTCCTCTTTACGAGTGTAAAAGAATTGATTTGTCATTGTTTGTTTGGTTTTGCGACTCTCCAAGTCTGTATAAACTTCTTGCGTCATTGGTTTATTATTTAATTGTTTTAATTGTTTTTCTTTCTTTTTGAATTAATTCAGAATAAAAATATATTGTTATAGGAATAATTGCACTAATTATATTCATTGCTACAAACTTTTGTGTAAAGCCTATTTCAAACCAATAATTCAAAACATTAATACTCCAAGAGACTATACCAAAAAACAATGCTGTATTTTTCCTACCATACATTGTAAACAAATATATACTTGTTTCTAAACTAACTGCAAACACCCAACTCATTATTAATGAATAAGTTTCAGGAGTTGACAAGATATAGAATACATGAGCAGCATGATTTATTTGTGTTAATAAAGCACAAGCAATTGTAATTCTAATTAAGGTTCTTTTGTTCATAAGATTAATTATTATATTCAAAATCAAGAATTTTTCCAACAATATCTGACCTATGGTTTTCTTTTAACTTAATCCATTTAATTTCATCAATCTTCTTAGATAGGTCAATGGCAAAACTAAGTCCGTTATAACTGTCCTTAATGTCCTTTTGTTCGTTATCTCCGTTAACAATAATCTTACCTGTTTTACCAAGTCTAGTTAAAATAGCAAGCATTTCAGCCTTTGTAAGATTTTGTGCTTCTTCAACTACTAATATATCATCAATAGTTTTACCACGAATAAATTGAACAGGATAAGCTACAATGCGTTCATCTTTTACCATAGCTTGAATCTTTATTTTATCAGCACACTTAACGAGGTTTTCTTGGAACGCTTCTAAATAAGGATTAAACTTATCATCCAATGAACCTGGAAGGTATCCCAAAGAATTACCGACTTCTATAGTAGCACGAGTGATGAAGATGTGATTACATTGTTTTTTATTCAAGAAATCTAATGCAGCTAATGCACAAATTAAAGATTTACCAGAACCTGCACGTCCTGTGACAATCACAATTTGATTCTCTATAATTAGTTTTCTAGCTTCTTTTTGTTCCTCGTTGAGAATAACATTATATTTAATCTCTTGCTTGCGTTCACGATTAGGTTCTTTCATACTTTAGTTTTAATGATTCTCGTCTTTTATTAACTTCTTCATACTTATACATATCATTCTCTACAGAAGTATGTTCATCAAGTGTCAAAATTATAATATTTTCTTCATCTAGACAAGCTTCTGGATATTTTTCTTTTGGTAATATATGATGAAAGTAAGTTGTCATTGGTTCACTTCCTAAATAAGATCCACTCACTTCAGAATAATGTTTGCGTTTTTTCCAAATTTCTAAGAAGAAGTTTCTCATTGTTTCTATCTTAATTTTCTGCACAAACATGTCACGCTTAGCTACTAATAACCCTCCACGTTTAGGAGTGATGGGTTTACGCTTGATGTGACTCAAACATAAACCCTTACTCCATATAGGTTTATTACAGTTTTCTACAGAACATAATTTTACCATCTTGTTTTTCTATTAATAGATTAAGATAAGTTTGAGCCTTCTTTAAATCTTCTAGTCCATTCTTACGCTTCCATCTCAGTAAATACTTTAATACATTACCTTCTAGAAAGTCTAATTCATATTCATTAGCTATATCGATTACATCAAACGCATATCCTTTATAATGATCTGGATGTACAGGTCTTTCCATCTGACCTATCTCATCCATTTCTAGTCTATCTTTTAATGTATTACCTTGTAATCTTTCCTCAATTTCCTGTTGATCCATTTGTTTCTATTTATATTAATTAAAAAAGAAGATGGAAGTTACAGTAGCACTCCTGTAACCTCCTCTTCTATAAAATAAACACTTGACTAACCATAAGAAGTCATGACTTTCCTGTAGATCCTTCGTTTAAGCATAGTTTAAGTTGTAACAAATAACATCACCTGTATAATAGGCTGTTTGGACTTTACAACTTAATAGCCTGGTTAGACTTCTCTCCTGATGTGTTTTAAGACCAGGTAGTTTTTTTTCATCTACATCCACACTTAATATCTTAATTTCCTGTGCTTCCGAATCCTTTATCTCCTCTTTCTGTTTCTGATAATTCTTCCACTTGTTTGTATTCAATCAGTGGTATAGGTATAATTACAAGTTGTGCAACACGATCACCTGCATTATATACTATAGCCTGATTTGTTTCTTCGTCATCAAAAGAATCTAACCAATCTTGTTGATTAGTAACATCACCTTCATCAATAACTACACCTATTTTATGATAGATTCTGTTTCCAAGATTTAAATTAAATTTAACTATAATCTCACCTCTATATCCCAGAGGTTGTTATCCTATGAGCTCTTTATCTCATAGTTCTTTATGTTACCATAAAGCTCGGACTATATCTTCACCCTATTATTATAGGAGCAAGGCACTCGTGTCAGTATTACCATCTTCAACGTTACTTGTTAAGACTCGACTGTTAGTCTCTGAACCTTCAAGAGTATTTCTACTCAAGCTTGGCTGCTGATTGTCCTCTTGTCCTATAATAGGAGTAGGAGTTCCCAGCAATTCACCTTGTTTAATGACGCCAGATTGATGTAAAATATTTAAATCAAGTAACTTTTTACTTTTAATTGGATTATTGCTCCATATTATTAGTTCTTCTGTTGTTACTTTACCTGTCGAATGTGCCCACAATGTTGCATTACCAAATTGCTTATGTAACCATCTATGATCTGAGCCATTTAACAACACTAAATTTTCTGGAGTGTTATTATAAATGTTACAATCTCTATGATGTATACAATAACCTTTAGGTACAGTTTTAATATTTAGTATCTTAAAAGCTACATGATGATGTTCTTTCATCCTACCAACTTTTGGATAGTGATGAATCCTATATCCATCACTATCTAATTGAGCTCCTCTGTAGTTAGGATTATTAATGCCCAAGTAATGATTTTTTTTATAAGAAGTTGAACAACTCATTGAGCAAAATATTCCCATTGTTCTGTTGTATCTCTTTATTTGAGATTCTTTTAAATGGAAAGGTTTACTACACTGAGTACAAGTAGCATTTAAAACAGTTAAACTTTTTTTATACTGACTATAACACTTCAATGAGCAACATTTATAAGTTATTGCTCTTTTTGGGCTTACTCTATGGGCTTTTCCACAGGTCATGCATTTTACATCTTTCATAAAATTAGAAGTTATATTATATATGCAATATATGTATAATATTTATAACTTCCAAATCCTATGGAAGTTATTGTTTTTTAGCGTCAATTACACCAACAGAATTACTTAATGATAAATCATACTTACTTATAGAAGAACGTGGAAATATAAGTCCTACCATTCCTTCAGGAATCTCTACAGCAATTCCTGTATAACATATAAGTTTATTTTGTACTTCATCTAATATAACTTCTGTAGCTACAAGATCTGCACCTGCATCACCTGGTTTACCAAACCTAGGTGTAATAGCATTACTAACTAATTTTTTAAATTGAATTTTCATTTTCTATTTCGTTTATTTCGTTTACAACTTCATTAATGTTATCTAAAATATCATGTCGAATCTTATCAAAGAATTCATCATTATCTTTTAGCAATGTTACAAAATCATTATAATCATACTTAGTATCATTATAAGTTACTGTCTTACCATACTTACGTAGTATTTCACATGAACTACCAAGGCTTATGAGCTCACCAATACGATCAATACCTTCACCAAATACAATTTCAAAATCAATTGCTTTGAATGGAGCAGCCATCTTATTCTTAATAGCTTTAATCTTAGTGACATTACCGTATGCTTCTGTACCTTCTTTAGCAAGGGTCTTACTAACCTCTATACGTACATCACTATAGAACTTTAATGCATGACCACCTTGAGTTGTTCTAGGATCACCAAACATCATACCAATCTTCTCACGATATTGACTTACGACAATAACACATGTATTGTTTCTAGACAATGCACCTTTTAACTTAGGATATGAGTCACTGTTAAGCTTAGCCTTTCTACCAATAGAACTATCACCAATGTCACCATCTAGAACCTTCTTAGGAATCAATGATGAATCTGAATCTATGATAACAAGATCAACTTCTCCACTCTCAATCATATCAAGAGCAATCTGAAAACCTTCTTCACCATGTGACGGCTGAGCAATTAACATGCTAGAAATATCTACACCTAAAGCACTGAAATAGTTAGGATCAACAGCATGCTCACCATCTATGTATAACACTTTACCACCATCTTTTTGACAGTTAGCAGCAGCATGTCCACAGATAGTAGATTTACCTGAACCCTCCCAACCTACAAGTTCATAAAGTTTCCCTTTAACAAAACCTCCTACACCTAGAGCAATGTGATCAAATGCAATAGATCCTGTAGAAATAAGATCATAATTATTGTGAGGTTTATCTCCTAAAGATAGGATTGTACCCTCTCCATATTTTTTATTGAGTGCATCTAATGCCTCCTGGAATTTGGATTTTCCAGTGTTAACCTCTTGCTTTTTTGCCATTTGATTGATTTTTTATTGTTATATAAAGATACAAAATATTCATTAAAAATAAAATAGCCCAAGTGTAAAACACCTGAGCTATTTGAACTACCTTTCACTTAAACCTAATCTTTCAAATCGTTACAATTTGTAACGGTTTCTGTTGACCCTCTCACCCATTTAGAAGAATAAGGGCAATTTAAACATTTACTGCCGCAACAGGATTTTTGACTTGCTAAGAATTCCTTAGACAATGTCACAAGCTCCACCTCCGCATGCAATGGATTCATTAAAGTTGACTTCATCAGATATTTCTTTAATTTTAGTTATATCAATTTCTTTTAATTTACTTATTAGTGAATTATACTCCTCTTCTGTAATGTCTTGAAAAGGCGCTTGGACGTAAGATCCTCCCCAGTAGGGCAAGACTGACAAACCATTGTAAAATTTACGATTTTCCCACATCCACTCACCTACAGTTTCCCACTCATTTATAATAGTTTCACCTTCGTTACCCATCATATCAAACTTACCATTTCCTATTTTTCTTTGAGAATCTATAGAAATAGTAGCAGATACGTTATGAGTGTTTTCTCCAGTAACATGTCCTGTACCAATCCAATTAGTAGAGAAATGTTTAACTCTCTCTAATGTATCAAGAGCTGTTTCAGTACGAAGAATAGATCCTTCTGGAGCTTTAACAGGAATACGTACACATACAGTATCTGTAGGACGTAACACATCATCTTCACATAGCTCAGGATGATTCATCATTAAATATACAGCAATGTCTTCATTCTTGTTAAAACGCATTGTACGTAAATAATAATCATTATGCCAAGCATGTATACCTGATGATGTTCCTAACACTAGAGATGTAGTACCTGAAGGTTTGATACAAGTAATACGAGCTGCTTCATTTGTACCAATCTTTTCAGAAATCATTTGATTTACAGCTTTAGCTACTTCAGCAGCAATTGCTAAATCATATTTTAAGATTTCTCCTGAACCAATACCAGTCATACCAATACCTAATAGAGCATCTTTCTGTGTTGTCTTAGCCCAGATAGGACGTAAGTAATGAAAGTTACTAAATCCTGCTTGTAGAGTACCAAAAAAAGAAGCTGCTGCTACACGAGCATTTAAGTCTTCTTGGTCTGTTATATCATTTACATTTATCTCGCACAAGTTGCAAAATTGATAAGGTCGTAAAGCAATTTCTACACAAGGATTAGTTCCCCAATCTTTATTATTACTCCAATACAATCCTGGTTCACCTGAACCTGAAGCTTCTACACGTTTCCATAGAGCAAAAAATTCTTCTTTACTCACTTCACCATGAACTAATACAGCAGAATTGTTAGCACGTCCACGTTGTTCATTAGTTTCCCACCAATTACCATACTTAGATGTAATCATAGATTCATCTGTATGATCAAACAAACAGATCATAGCACTTCTACGTATACCTCCAGCCAATACACTATTAGCAATGTGACATAACATATCATGACATTCTATAGAAGATAATTTTTCTCCTAGATGCTTTCTATCAAGAATAGCTTGAACGTGTGTAAGACAAAGCTTAAGAGGCTCTGGTCCTGGTGCTTTACCACCTGCAGTTACTAACCTTGCACCTTTCTCACGAATAGCACGGAAGTCAAACTTAGGCATAAACCCACCTTCTAGATAAGCTTTCATTAACACCTTCACTGCATCAGCCCAACCCATTATAGAATCTTCTACAAGATATGTGCGAGCTTTACCTGGTTTAGTGATAGCTGGTAATTCATTAACATGATGTGTTTGTACTGAATAACCTACACCTGTACCTCCTAACAATAAGAACATTGTTTCAGAGAATGAATGTATACTATCAATTGGTAAGTAACAACAGTTGTAGATACGAGCATTATTTACTTCAGCAGCTGCACCTGCAAACTGTAAAGCCCTCATAGAGGGTAAAACTTTTTTCTCACGAATCATCTTTGCTGTTTCTACAATAGCTTCAGTTAATGCTGGATATTTATTAATCATCATATTTTGATAACGATCAACAATTTCATCCCAAGTTTCTCTTCGTTGTTTACTTGGTATGTATTTTGCATATTTTGAAAATACTGTAATAGAACTCAATGCTTGTAATCCTAAATCCATATATATTGTTGTTTAATTTGTTTAAAAAAAAGAAAGGCCACAAATATAATATTATGGCCTTTCTTAAACAATTATTTTTGAAAATTAACTTTAACTATTTTCCTTATCATTAACTAAATCAGTTAGTTTTGATTCTAACATTTCAATACCTGTTTCTACAGCATCTTTATCAGCTTCTTTTCTCTCTGAATGACTAGTGCCACTCATCTCTCCATTAACTATAGCAGTGAACTGTCCGTATAATCCTAAGTCAGGCATAAAATCTATTACAATTATTATTCTATGTTTATCAAACACATCAAACAATTGTCTAGGATTTGCATCTATCATGGCTGCTATATTTTCCATAGGAAGCCCTTTTTCTCTAGTAAATTCTTTAAAGTTATCTGGTAAACTTTGATCATCTAACGCATTTAACATTGCGTCTAAATAAAAATCATGTATTAAAGATGCAGCTTTTGGATTTGCATCTAGTAGTTCTTTTCCTTTCATACTAATTCTTCTGTTTTAATTTTGTCTAAATTTAATGTTTCTCTTATTGAATCAAATCCATCCCACACTTCCATTTCTTGTGTAAATTTCATATCAATCTTATCTTCCCAATAGCTTCTCAAATCTTCAGATTTATCAAATACTCTATGTTGTAGAGCTGTCTCATCTCTGAAATTTCCTTTTTGTCTTTCCACTTTGATAGTTTTGGGAAATAGATTTTGAAAACCTTTAGATGTTTGTGAGTATAATCCTCTTCTTACTAAATTAAAATCTTTCTTCCATTTCTTATTTAGATTATACACTAATACAACATACCCATCTTCATAATCGTAGTCATCAATAATGTCTTTTTTTAAAGTCATTTGATTTTCTACAAATACTCTAAACTTATCAAGATTGGTAGGTTTAAAAAGAAGATATACAGCATTCTCATGCTGCACATCTTTCCTATCATCATAAATATAACCATTAATAAATCCATTAGCTTTTAATTCAGCTTTGTCAATATTTAATGTTGGTAAAATAAACATTGTAGTTATTGTTACTTTTGTTGCCATTTATTTTTACTGTTTAATGTTTACAACTCCTTTTAACTCATAACGACTCTTAGAAATATCCCACGTGTCTGTTTCTCTAGCCCATTGTAAATCTGATATAATGTTCTTAACACCTGGATAGTTTCTTCCTTTATGTGAGAAACCATTGGATGCATCTTCAAGATCTTCTAAGTTTAATGTATAGATAAGTGGATTCATATAATTTGTAGAATCACATACAATAAATCTAGGATATTCTAAACGATATTCTGGTATTCCAAGATCTTCTAAAATCTTTAATCCAGCAAGCCAATAAACATATGCCTGGATGTAAGCTCTTCTGTAAAGATAATATTCTTCATAGAAATTTTCAACACTCCAAGTACATTTTAAATCATAGATTTGTAAAGTTTTTAGTTCATGATCTACAATAATCTTATCCATCATACCTTTACATGATAATCCAATTACATCAAAGCCTTCCACTTGATATTGATTGTATACATCATAACGAGCACTCTTAACTAGATTAACTACATCTCTAGTGACAAAGTTATTTCTAAGCTCATTAACAATACGCTCTGCATTATTCATATCATTAGATGTCACTACAGTTAATCCTTTAGCTCTGATGACTCTTATTTCATCATAATATATCTCAGCCTCAGAACCAATAAATTTGTTCATTACAGCCTCGTATTTGATTTTGAATCCTGAGTCTACATAAGCATCTTTAGAAATTTCTTCAAATGTTCTAGCAACTTTACCAAATACATCTGTAGCTTCTAGTGTTCTTTTATATAATGCCTCTACAAAATCATTCATCAATCCTGTTGGTGCACCTTCACAAGTAGACATATGAAATCTACTCTCAAACATCTCTGGTTCTAGCAGTAATGTTTCTACAACTCTACCCATTGTGGCAGCTTTGTTCTCATCATCTTCAGTTTTCTCACCAAGAATATATTTCTTGTGATATTTCTTCCTGTCTACAGAAAATTCTTTTAGACTAGAAGAACTATCCATTTGGACAGCTCTATACTCTTTCTCACTTCTTATTATCATCTTTCATTTCTTTATATGCCTCTACTATTTGTTCATGCATTGCACGTACTTCTCGTGGTACTTGTTTAAACCACCACCTCACTTCTACAGCGTATTCTCTTCCATCTGGATCTTTTCCTCGTGGATCTACAAGCCAAAAGCTGTATTCTTTGTCTTCAAAGATTACACTTCCTTCATAAAAAATCTCTGTAAAAGAGTGTGTCTTATTTATCGACAGTCTTGCGATTTCTTTTTCTTCGTCCATTTTCTTTTTGTGTTTTAATATCGTGACAGGGTTCGCAAAGCACCTGTAGATTATCCACTTCGCAGAACAAACGTTCTACAAATCCTGGAAGATCTTGAGCACAAGTTAGTGTACCTGCTGGCACAATATGATCTATATTTATTTTTTTATCTGGAAACCAACCTTTACATTGATTACATTGATATTCAAACTTCTGTCTTTTTAATGGGCCATTATAAGGACGCTTAGCTTTAGCTTTACATTCTGATATAGGCTTCCACCATCTAGACTTCTGTCTTAATCCACTCCTAATGAAACTCCAGAACGCTGATTCTGTTAGCGTACCAGAGTTTCTAGTTTTAGGAGTTATTGTTCTTTTAGCCATACGTATAATTTTGTGTAAATATACGTATAGTTTATTAGTCAGACAAACCTGTATAAGACATAACAGTTTTAGCTTCTCTAATTTCAGTGACATAATTACTTTGTAAATTAGCAAGTAATAACATCTGTAACTCAGCTGCTTGTTTATAGTCTAACACTATAGGTTCTTCTCTATCAGATAATGTAATACTTATGTCATTACCATCATCATATAAAGATCCTACAAGTTCATCTCTAACAGATTTACTCCATTGTGGATTATTAGAATAAGTTAACATTATCGTATTTTCACTTTTTAATAAATCATAATCGTGTTCTAAAGGTCCTCCTTTATCATTTTGCACATGTACTTCGTATCTTTTCATTACTATTTGTTTAAATTGTCTATAATTGCTTCACCATCTTCATCATACAACTCTCTAGTTGGCCATCCGTCATTATCTATAAGACTTAAGGTTTCTGCTGTATCAGTTAATTGTTCCCAATCCCAATCATCACCATCTGTATCTTCTTCAATGTACATCTTAGCTTTTTCTGTAGCTTCTTCTACAGTTTTTGCTTCTATGCTGAAGTGACCACGATACCAAATGGTCTTCTTCTCATCGATATAAAAATTAAAAGTCTCCATTATTTTTTGTATTTTAAAATTTCTTCATAAATATCATCATTTATTCTTTCACAATACCAATCCCAATTAAAGCAATTCTCAAGAATTTCAATTTTCTCATCATCAGTTAAGACAATTTTCTCATCTTCTTCTCTGTCACTATTGACACGGTTTTCTAAATTAAAATCTACATCTCTAATTCCGAAAATTAAATCTGTGCAATACCCACGAGACTTTAATTCTTTTATTAAATCCCACGAATCTATATTCGATAAGTCAATTATGTTATCACTCATATCTCTACTTTTTCTAACCAGTCTATTTCAAAACCGTTGTTTTGTTTAATTAATGTGTTCACTTTACCAAATGTACCTTCTGTATCCCATTCTGTATTCTTATAGGAAGCAGAAGCTGGATGACTGACAGGAAACTGCCAATCAAATCCTGTTAGATGTTTACTAACCTTTCCTGCTTCTTTACCTAAGAATACAAATGGTATACCAGAAAACTGAAATACATTCTCAAATAAGTATTTAATAAATGGTTCCCACAATTCTTGGTGAGCACCAGCCTTGTTCAATTCTGTAGTTAAGGCTATGTTAAACATTAACACGCCTTGTTTAGCTAGATATAATACATCAGGATTCTTTTTTCTATCTAAAGCTAATCCTTGATATAGTTCTCTTTCTATACCTCCATAGAATTGTTCAAGTGTAGGTTGTAAGTAACCTGTATTACTACAACCCATCAATAAACCATCTGCAATAATTTCTCCTTTTCTAGTCATTGAATGATATGGACACATACCTACAATAACTACCTTTACATCAGGTAAGGGTGTTTCTCTAAAACATCTCCATACATCATCAGATTGAGGGACAATTATCTTGCCCCTCTTACTTTCTGATTTTAGAAATGCATAAATCTTATCACATTCCTCACTTTCTATAAATGGTCGAAGCTTATTGTGCCAACTCTCATCAATTTTGTTTTTGAAACTTTCCCAATTCATAATTATAATTCTGCTGAAAAATTACATTCTCCATTTTCTTCTACACATTTTAATAACTTCTGACCAAAACCATAGTCTGCATAGTCTTGCAGTAAACTACGATCTAGTCCTGCTTCTTCGAGCATTTTATCATTGTAACTATTATTTTTGTTAAAGAAATCGTGAAACTTTTTTAATTCATCTCCAAGCTTTTCTTCAATTGCTTTAAGTTCATTAATAATTTCATCTTTTTGATCTTCACCAATGTAATAATCAATACAAGGTTGATCTTGTATAACACATCCAAAACGTTCTCCTACATCAGAACCTTGTACAGCAAACCAGAACTTACCTTCTATATCTCCGTGATAATATCTTCCCATGATTTTTAATTGTTTATATTAATTTTCTCTTTTTTAAATACTCTTCTACAGGTTCATATCCATGTGTTTTAACAAGGTCAGACCAGTCCTTAATCCCTTCAGTTAGATACTTACGGGGTACATTACAATAGTCAAATCCAAACTTCTTTGTAACTAATTTAGAATTCTTCACTCCTGGTCCATCTGCATCAAATGATAGCACTTGGAATCTAGAGTTTTCTTTTAGGTACTGGACATTCTCTTCAGAGAAACAACCAATACTCTCATTCTGAACTGCACAACTACATGGAAATATCTTTTTCATCACCATCCAGTCTTTTTTAGATTTTTGAATAAATGCCACCTTACAGTCTTTGATATCAGATAAACCATCCATAGCAGTTATAGGTACATTATTAGGAACCCATTTAAACTGTTTATCTACGTGTGGTCTATAGATTTTCCATCTATCTCCGTATAAATAGCCAAACACCATTTCTTTCTCTTGTATAATTACTTGTTCTCTATTAAGATACACTTTCTTAACAGCATAAACATTATTAGCTTTTAGATCATCTTCACTTTGATGATAATCATTCCAATATTGTAATTCTGTATTTGTAAAAGCTCTGGTTACTACTTGTATCTTAGAATACTTTTTTTCTACAACAATCTCAGGAGCTTTGTATTCAGAAATAATTCTCTGATATTCTCCTACATTGTTCTTAGATATAATTCCAAGACCAAAATCTCTGTCGATGAGTCTTAGTGCTTCTGACAAAGGAATATTATACAATAGCTGTACAAACTTAAAACAATCACCTTTCTTTACAGAATCTGCAAAATCTATAAAAAGAATTGTACTATCTCTGTTACCTATAACAAATGATGGTCTCTTATCTTCTCTGAATGGTGAATGTGTTGTAACATTTAAACTCCATTTTGTATTAGGCATATAATACCTAAATATGTCATATGGACCTATTTTACTAAGTATAGCTTCTTTTGATAAACTGACTCTTTTTTCTCCTTTTATCATTTCTTTTTATCATTTCTTTGTTTAGTTTAGAAAAAAGAGAGCCCAAACTAAAATAGAATGGGCTCTGCTATACAAGTATGTAACAAATTCAAATTCTAAAATACATCATCATCAGCTGCAATAACTTTATCAGAAGCGACAAAGTTATCTGCTGCATTATATTCTTTCAAATCTGTGAATGAATAGAAGTCTTTACAACCATACTCACCTGCAACTTTAAGAATAAATTTATCATATATTTTCAACTCTTTTGGTAGTTTCTTACCAATACGAGTGATGTATTCTTTATTTACACTAATTTGTCTCATTTGACGTAATGCATAAGATGGCATAAATGCCTTGTTAAATACAGATTGATATTCTTTAACACCTTCTGATGTTTCAACAGTTTTAACTGTAGCCATTGCTACAATTGTATTCTTCTCATTTATTTCAATTTGATCACGTAATTCAGAAACATTACCTTTCATCAAATCTTTCCACTCCAACACAATTTTAGCGTCTTGATCTTCGTAGAAGTTGATGTTAGTCCATGCTGCCAAGAATGTACATAATTCTGGTTCACCTTCTCTAGCGACATGATAGTCTCTTTTAATGAACCAAGTTGGTAAATAATCTTCACTGTCTGCATAAGATGTAATACATTGATCTGTTATAAATTGTGTTTTTCCAGACTTGCTAATAATAGCTTTATCTTTCAAATAGAATGTGATTTTGAATTTATCACTAGTCTTGATATCTTGTAACCATACATCAACACGTAGAGTTTTAATTCCTTCATCTGTCACCCCTAGATAAACAGTAGCTTTACTGTCTTCTTTCAATTGAATGCCTAACTCATCGTTATACCATTCAGCATTAGGATTGATTGCAATAATATGTGCATCAAATAATCCTACTTTCTTTGCATACTCTTTTGTCTCTAAAGACTCTCTTTTAATTCCAGCGATTGCCATAATTTTACTTTGTTTATAGTTTAACTTTATTTATAATACTCATCAATTGAATTTGCAACATTTTGCAAATTATTAGGAATGATAGTTTCACTAAACATTCCATCGGGACTTTTAGCTGGATATTTTCTGTAACGATTTGTTACAAAACTATATGTAATAGTACCATCTTTTGATTCCTCAACATTTGTATATAGACAGATTGTTAACAGTCCTTCTAATACAATTTGATTATCAATTAATTTTCCAGCAGTTTTGATTTTATATCCTACAATCTCACCACTATCTTCTATAGTTTCTGGATGTGTAAAGTAGAATACTTTTAAATCATCACGTAACTTACGGGCTTCACGAAATAAATCAACCATGTCTCTTGCCATAATTGTAAACTTCTCGTAACCTTTCTCTGTAGCACGTGCAACCATATTAAAACCCATGATGTAGTTTGAATCCTCAATCACAATGTTTTTAATGTGCGGTGCTTTATCTGATATAGCACGTAATCTACGTGAGATATCAATTGCGTCATCCAATTCTGCATAGTTCTTATTCTCTGCATTATACAGTTTTTCAGAACCTTTAAATGGTAATTCTTTTTTTGCAACGTTAATGATGTACGTTTCTTTTGGATTTAGGTGCTTGATGGATGTGGATTTTCCCGTTCCTGTAGGCCCTACAACCCCGATTAACTTTGAGCTCATATTTAGTTTTTGTTTTAGTTTATACATCTAAATTACGAAATTAATTTCAATAATGAAAATTCTTATAAGTAATTTTTTCTCTTGGAACATCCTTTAATGATGCATCAAGCCACTTTTTTTGAAAAGATTCACTTGTGCAAAGGATGTATATTTGAGAGACTTTAGATGAATCTAAAAGTAACGTACGACCCAACTTCTGGAATAAATTTTCTGAATTAGAGTTTATATTAGTAATAATAACTGTATCTAAATTTTTGAAAGTTACTCCTTGTGATGCTAGTTGTACTAAACCAAGTTGATTAATTTCACCATCTTGAAACTTTTTAAGATTATCTTCTTTGATATTCTTAGAATGATGTGTAGGAATTCCTAGCCCATCTACAAAATCTGTATCAGCTCCATACAATAAGTACCTCTTATCTTTTAAATGATGCATTAAGATTTGTGTATTTCTTTTTAATGAAGAAAGTTTATTAATAAATCGCATTCTATTTAATGCAGGAAACTTCATATCTCTACCACTAGCTTTAGCAGCATCTAACACTTTAGTTAAATAAACAAGTTCTTTAGCTTCTGTAGTCATCCACTGTTTATACTTAGTTTTTTTAAGATATTGATTAACATCATCTACATTAAATGTAACTACATTCACTTCATAGTTAGCTACAATGTTATCTTCAATAGCTGCTTCTGTATTGTATTCATGACTAATTCTCAGATTACAATGTTCTAACAATTGATCTTTTGTTTTATCTGAATATGTACCAGATAATCCTAAGAATCTATTATTGATATTTAGTATGGAATCTAAATTCCATAGTGCATTATCTGATGCTTTATGAATCTCATCACCAACTATGAAATCATACTTCTCACTACTCTGTTTGATTAGTGATATGTATGTAGAATAAACAACCTCTTCAGGTTTCCATTCCATTTTCTCAAATTCATCCTCCCAAGCTTTTTTAATATTTACTTCAGGATAGAGAATGAGAACACGCTTGGCTTTCAAAGCCTGCATAATCATAATACCTAGTCTAGTTTTACCAAACCTTACACTAATATTAAAGCAAGTTTTTGCATTACCACCTAGATATTGTTCTACAGCCTCCTGCTGTAATTGATTTCTAATATCTTCCATGTTGTAAGAAAAATGTTTTATTCACGACTGCCTCATAATCAGAATCAGTCATGTCTTTTCTACGTTTTAATTCTTTGAACATACCAATCTGACCAAGAAAGCCCAAGCCTATTCGTACATCATCCTCACCAAAACTATTTTTAATTAGTCTTACAGAACGATAATATTTTGCACCATATTCATCCTTTAGTTTATCTAGTTGATAACCACTAGGGTCTTCCACTTTATAACGCATAGGATCAAATAGTGCCAACACTACATCAGCATCATTTTGTGTAGCTGAACTGTCTGCAAAATCCTCTAGCTGAGGTTCTACATCACCATTCTTAATTCTCATAGGATTAGCAATGTCACGATTGAACTGAGAAACTACTACAGGACTATAACCATAGAAGTCCCTGGCGTAACGTAGCTCATCAGACATTTTATCTATAGAGTTTTTCTTTGTAGGATGGTCTTTAGTAAGTTTTAACAAACCAATATGATCAACAACTACAAGAGTTATTTCATTAGGGTCATTAGGAATATATTTCCTATTCCATTTATCCACTTGAATAACTTCTCCATGTTCCATAGCATGCTCTCTAAGATCTTTTGCTATACCTACAGGATTCTCTGGTCCATCAATGATAGTAATTTTCTCTTTCATCAATTCACCATACTCTTCATACTGTAAGAAAAGATCATGTTCATCATGACTCATCTTATCAGTCCAACCTAACATCTTTCCTACAGGAATAATAATTCCATGATCTAGAAAGATTTTTCTACCAATCCATTTGGCATACTTGTAGGTTCTACTACGCTCCATTGATCTATAGATGATCTTTACATTAATCCCAGAAGCTTTACCTTCTGGACTAATAGACCAATCAAATGGATTTAGTACATACGCATCATCTATAAAACTAGTCTTTCCAGATCCCGTAAGGCCCCCAATTAATGTATATATAGACTTACGAATACCAATGTATCTGTTAAGTCTATCAAACCCCATAGGTATACCACCGTTCTTACCACTCAAACCATCTTCTACAGCTAATTTTAAATCTTGAAAACTCATAATTTTTCTGCTTCTTGTTTAATATAATTAAAATGATCCCATGAACCATCTGTACGTTGATCATCCTTAGTCCAATGTAAACCTATCTCTGACAAACAATACTTCTCAAATTGATCTGCTGCAAACTCTATGGCAATGATGGAACATTGCACTGCAAGTTCTTCTGGATAACCACTATCTGCTACAAGCTGGTAGAACTTATCTCTTAACTCTTCTGCTTCTTCTTTAGCTGTCATATATCTGTTCCTGTTATTGGTTTAACTGATTGTTTAACTACTGCCCCAGCTCTAATCAATTCAATGAATGGTTCATAACTTCTTTGATTAAGATATGTCAAAGAGTTTTGCATAAACGATAGTTTATTCTTTCTCTCTTTGTACGATGCTTCTTTCTTCAAATGCACATCATGTTTCATTGCATCTATTAATTCTTGTGCTGTATACTCTTTCTCTGATAGAATTACATTAAACTTAATTCTACAATCTTCTTTACCAGAACGTAGGGAGCGGCTTCCCTGAAACTTAATTCCTAGATATTCAAAGGAATCAGTTCCAGGATAAGCATCCCACCAGTCATCAAACTCTTGTGCTGAAATCTTAGGCTTCACGAACTTCTGTCGGGTTTTAGCCTTCAGATATTCTAACAACTTGGTTCCTGTTTCTGTTATCTTATATTCTGATGTAATCAATCCTTTTCTATGAATTGATTGACATAAGATTTGTAATTTAGGACTGTCTTCAGATATAAGTTTTACATCATACTGTTCGTGAATCATCATCAATAGGAATACCATATCCATTGTGTATCCTTTCGCTATGGTGTCTTCGAACTGTTCTATACTTATCTCTATCTTCATCTTTAAATATTTTATCTTTGTCTATAACTTCTATTTTTGGTAGATGTTCATCTAGCATTTCATCAGCCAACAAATATACAAAATCTTTGGCCTCTGAGTATTCATAATCTTCCATATTATTCTTGTTTATATGTTGGAAATGTTAGTTTATCTTCATCAATAGTCATATTAATAATCATATATTCTCCTGATGTTCCTAGTGTATCAATATAGTGATATCTACCACCTGTAGCCTTACCTTCTACATCCATATGTTTAACTTGTGTATGTCCTACCACTTGAATGTATTTATTACGTAATGTATCACGATTTGTAGCTTGTAATGCTTCTGGACGAATCCAAATTGGTGATGCTAAACTACTATTACCATACGGATTAACTCCTGCAAAAGCAAATGAAAAAGGTTTATATTTAAATAAATCATTTACAATTTCTGAAACATCAGCATTCTCATCTTTTCGATATTCACGTGAATGTAATAGTAACCAATCATAACTAACACCAGCATGAGTGAACAAGTAATCACCTAATCTATAACACATCTGCAGATGTTCTTTGTTATCTTCTAGTAATTGCTGTATAGCTGGTGCAGCACCTGCTTGATATCCTGAATAATGTTCAGATACACCTCTCATGTAGTGATAATCATGATTACCAATTAACATTATCACTTCAGCTTGATTTGATTGTTTATATTCTACAATTTGTTTGAAGTTATCCATTTGTTCAACAGGCGTATAATCATTATAACAATCAAAATAGTCTCCAATAAATATCACTCTATCAGCGTTTTCTTTTGCTACAATTTCTTTCCAATATGGACGACCATGTGTATCTCCTAGCACTAATGTTTTCATTGTGTGTTATTTAAAATGTGTAAAAGTTATAAAACAGTGTTGTGTGAAAATTATAATATGTAGACAAAATTGTTTACAATATAAAAGCCCCAAATTTCTTTGAGGCTCTTAAATTAACTAACATTAAATATTAATAGAATCCTACAAAAAACTTCTTAATCTTCTGCCAAAATGTAGGCTGTTGATCTTTAAGTAACTGTGCTTCAGGTGGAATAGTTGTATGAATATGCGTTGTAGCAAATCTCTTATCAACATTCCAAAAATACTCTCCATCCCATTCATCATGTATACGTAAGCCAAGATTAAGCTCAAACCAACTCATGGTTGATTGTGCTATTGTTTTATTACATTTAAATGTTTTCTTAATAAGTGGTAGAGCTAACTTACGCCATGCTTCTGTTTGTTCTGTAGTCAATGTATACACTCTCCAAAATTCTGGTGTGTCCATTGCGTCCTCATAGGTTAGTCCTATCATTTCCATTTGCATAGAGACCAACTTCCTGTTGATCTCTTCTCTTTGTTTTTCTGATCCTGCCATTAAAATAAATTTAGTTGGTTTGCGATGATTACAGGTCTTTTCTTACCATTATAATCAATCTTGTTAATAATTCTTTCTGCTCTCTCTATATAATAAGAATGATTAATATTATCTAGAGGATGATCTTTCTTGAGGTGATTACATACAGTCATCACCCATTCACCTGCTTCCACTTGTGATACAGATGCAGCACCAGACATAGAGTCTACATTCTTAACTTTTAAGAGTTTTTCTCCTGTGTTTGATACATAAAATCTAATAAGCTTATTGTAGATCGTAGTTCCTGTTTCAGACCTTCCCTCAAAATGAAAATCTTTATTAGCTTTTTGACGCATCGCAAAATCAAATATGTTTCCATGATTCCGTATGGTATCAGCCACAGGTTTACCATTGATGAAATATTCTTCAAGAGCAATAGGGATAATCCTGCCAGACTTATTCTTGTGCAACTCAAAATCAGTAACAAAATCACCTTTCTTTTTGATCTCTCCGTTTGGTTTAATCGCAATGTAATCATTGACTGTCGAGAAGATAATCTTTGTGTAGTCAGTTCGTTCCAGTTCATACTTAGTTAATTGTGACCACCATGCATTAATCTCATGCATTTTATCTAGGTCGGTTTTCTTAATTCTAATTGTTACACCATCTGTATTAGCAGAGATAGCATGTATTCCTGCTAGTTCATATGCTTCTATAAGCATCATCAAAGACAATTCACCAGTTATAGTAGTGAACATAGTGAGCTGTCTATCATAAATCCAGCTCTGCATATCAGAACTTTTACCATAGACAGAGTTTACAGCTAATTTCAATGCTCCTACAATACCTGCTATCTTTTTATCCTTCTTTGCTTGTGGCTTAAGTTCCAAACGCTTATTAAACATTTGTTTATAACCCTCAAGAAACTCTTTCCCAAGATGTTTAGGATACCTGCCATTATTGATAATGATAGCAGGATAATAACTAGACACATCCCAATCAATGATTTCGTATTCTTCATTTGCTTCAAATATTTCTGGTTTATTCTCAGTGTGTAAACCACCTTTCATAAACGAATATATATTACCATAGAAATCTATATGTTCTTTAAAATCATCTTGCAGCCCAAGGGTTATTCCCTTCATTTTTTTTAGAAATGCCTGTAGCTGTGTAGTTTTAAATGTAACATATGTTGCAATACAGTTTTTCACCTTAATTTCTTTTCTAAAGAAACCTTTCTTTGGTAAGTTTGCATATTGCATTTTCTTTTCTTTGCAATAATACTTCTTAATCATCTCATCACCAATTTTAGAATCAGAATAATTAAGACAAGGAATATCAAACTCTTCCTGAATGTCAAGTCTCAATTGTATTTGATCTTGATCTTCGTATAATGGATGCGTAGTGTTACCTCTTAGTACTTTGTAAAATTCATAAGTGGCATATACATCATTCTTACAATAGCCACGAGTTATCTGAATCTCTTCTTGTGTCATATCCACCTTTGTATGGTGAATAGGCATCTCTTCGATGTTCTCAAGATCCATTTCAAACTCTAGTCTCTTCAAGGAAACGAGGCGATTTTTATTATCGTAGTGTGCAACCTTGAATAAGTCTATTTGTTTGAATGATAAATCTTGTTCTCTGTATTCAGGAAACACCTCAAAGTTTGCATCATGGATAACATCAGCAGCCTTCTGGGCAATCATAGCAGCAATCTCTAGATTGTCCTTCTCGTGCCAATTCTGATAGTTACGTAAGATCCATTCTACAACTTGAGCATCAAATCGTAAATTGTTATAGCCTACAAAGTAATAATCTTTATGGTCATCAATAAACTTAACCATTGCGTCAAGATTGTTGTGCCATCTACTCACCATGAATTCATGTTGTTCATGTAATTCTGGATCAAGTATGTTAATAAGAAACAACTCTTGCATTGTTTCTATGTCGTAACACAAAACCTGTAATTTATTTTCCATCTTTTATTATTTCTATCAAATCTTTCATTGTCAATGCAAATAAACATTCATATTTATCTCCATTCCAATAATCATGATAACTTTCTCTTGGTATAGCCCACCACAATTCTTCATGATGATTGTAGTGAAATACATAATTATATAATTCCATTGTCTTGTTGTTTAGCTATTTCTATAAGTTTGTCTATTGCTGCATTCTCTGCTTCTTCGTAAGTTTTAAAACCTATTTCAGCATCCATACCTTTAAACTTTATTTTAACTGAAAATGCAAAAGATAAATCATCTTCATATTGCCATATATCACATTGAGAACTATACCTCTCCCTGAACCATCTAAATACTTGTTGTTTAAGTGGAGCAGATTTAACATGACCACTATTATTATAATTATTATAATTTAATGGTTCAAATACATTCCTAGAATAAGTTGAAAGCATATTACACTTATCATAACAAGCTAAACTAAGTTCTCTAAACCCTAATTCCTTCAGGGCTAATGCTTGCTCGTAGCTTACAAATTCTTTATCCATTGTCTTGTTGTTTAATTAATTCTATAAGTTTATCTATACAAGCATTTTCTGCTTCTTCGTAGGTTTTATAATGCTCTATAGAAGTCCATGCTATATGATTTTCTGTTATAGACCATTGGTAAGAATAATCATTCCAATCATGTTGCCAATACGTATCAATATGGTTTGGTAAATCATACTTCTCCCTAAACCACCTAAATACTTGTCCTTTAGTAGGAGCGTGAAAGTCTTTATTAGGCATATACAAACCATCTTCATCAAGATAACATAAACACAATTGCTTATTCTCTATCTCATACATACAGAATGTTGGTTCATCAAACCCAATACTACACAATTCTAGTGCTTGGGCAAAAGATACAATATCTTTTTCTGGTGCTTCTGTGTTATTCTTTGCCATAAGTTTCATTGTAATATTTTTCTGCATCTAATTTACATTCTATGCCATCAGGTATATTTGATTTCCAACATCCAACAAAAGCATCTTTTATCTGCTCTTTCTCTATTTGTTTAGCGTGATTAAATAATATTTCCATCAAAACATAATGTTTATTTTCAATAATATATTTTAATTTTTTAGCTAATTCATCTTCAAGCCAATCTACTGCTGTTTGTTTATTTTCCATTGTCTTGTTCATTTAAAATTAACCTACCATGACTTGTATATCTTCCCTTTTCCATATTATCCACATAAATATCTTCTTGTGTAACAATACCAAACTCTTCAACAACTATATGTTTTTTCTCTGTCACTTTGGTATTTTTAATTGTACAAAAATAAACATAGCAAACTAATATTAATACAATTACATAAATTATTTTTCTTCTCATATTTTTTGTTTTTTCTTCTACAAACCAGATAGCAATTTTTGCAATATTTAAAATGATTTTAAATACCTTATCTTCTATGTACATTTCTAATTTATTTCTCATTTTCCAAATATTTTGTTTATTCCTACAACTCATCTCCAGGCTATAAGCCCAGAGATGAGGAGGATAATAATTAACATTCCCATGATTCTAATGCTGTTCTAGTTGCACCAGTTCTAATAGAATCTAACTTCCATTTTTCTAAATATCGTTGTTTATCACGAAGATGTTCTTTTTTCAACTCTTTGTTTATATGTTCAAAGGCTGATTGTATGTTGATTTTACTTTCTTTCATGATCGTGCACCGATATAAATTTTAACTCTAAACCAAAACAAAAACTGAGCAGGATTTTCCTGTTCATCATACTGATCTTCTGCAAGTTGTGCTGCTTCATAAGCAAGATCTCCAAATCTATTCATTAGCTCTTCAGCTTTTTCTACTTCTGACATATTAATATAAGTTTTCAGGATTTAATTGTTCCATCACATCATCCCAGTTTACCCAGTGAGGTGTAGACATATTTTGAACAGGTTCATCACAGTATGATATCATCTTTAATTCTATAATTTCAGATGATTCATCACCAGGATAACCTGATCCATCACGATAATACATAACTGCTGGTTCACTAGTGTGTTGCCACACAACTTCTAACTCACACCACAACTCATCATTCTCTGGATGATATTGTGTTACATAACTTGTTCCTTTAGCTGTAGACATAATTTATTTGATTTAATAAGCACTACAGGATCTCTCCCGTAGTGCTCATGATTTTAATCTATAATTTTAGAAATCAAACTTTGCTCAACTGAATCTTCAATATTCTTACGAGCACGAGACTTAGCTACTTCTAGCTCTATACTTGTAAATAAATATGAAAAAATACGACCATCTTCTTTTAACAACACTGAATGATATGTATCAGCAGCATTTTTCTTTTTAGCTTGATTAATCACTTTAACAAGACTACCTACGCGTGTTTTTATCGACATAACTTTTTTTGTTTAAATATTAAAAATATACTCGAAAATGATCAGAATGAAGTTCTACTGTCTTAGCCACACCTTGGTATGTCATACCTTCTGGTAATGTTAATGGTTTTAACTTTTCTTCAATCACTTCAATCTTAGCTAATTTAGCTTCTTTTACTTTAGCAATAGCTTTAGTAGTTTTAGCAACTACTTTTATCTTACCCCTAATATTTTTATCACGCAGTGAACATAGTTTATTAAAAACTGCATTTGGAGTTTTGCTAAACTTCTCTGAATAAGTACGTGCAATTTCATAATCAGTTTTAAATTCCGTGCTATTAATAGCATCTTGTAACTGCTGAACTTGTTCTTCTGTATAAAAGAACTTTGATGTTTTTACTCTTACTTTCTTTTCCATGACTTTGTTAGATTTTAGCAAAGCAACACATCGCTGATGTATCACAATACTTGATGAATAAATAATTACCTTGTTCAGTTGTAAACACTGTATGTTGTAGAGGACTGAACACCTCTTCTGATTTTATTATTTTCTCATCTCTTGCAGCAAAGAAAGTATCTATAGTTTCCTGAATACCTATTCTTGTGCTAAACGTCATAATAAAATGCTCTTTGAATTTGGCTATGTGTTTTTTTAAATAACGAACACTAGCACAGAAATCAAGATCATACAATGTTTCACTTTTTGATGAATCTGCTTTTAAAATATCTCCATACGTAAATGTCATTTTTACTTGCTGATTTAGTTTTGCAAGTTGTGACACCATTGTAGAGGAATCTGTTTCAAATATCTCAAATTTATCATAACCTTTGGCTTTACACCATTCAATATACTCATTGATATCAGGACCTGCTAGTCCAACTATATTCTTAAACTTAAAGTGTCCTATAAGGAACTCTCTCACTGCTTTCTTTTGAGCAGCGTCTGTGTATGTGTGTTTTAGCATAAATCTATAGTTCTTCTAATCCGTCTTGTAATGTAACATCCCAGTCATCATCATTATAATTTTCAAACAGATCATGTTCTTCAAATTCATCATCTTCTGCATTCCATAGATTGTCCATTGATGTTACAATAACACGACCATCTTCTAATGTAGGTTTATCTGTTTCATCATCAAAATATAACGCTATATATCCTTGATCTTCCATACTGATGTAGTTCATGTCATCTATTGTAAAATCAAATAGTTGACCGTCTTGCTCATAGTATGCAATTTGATCTGGATATGCTACCACCTCTGGTGCAACATCTGGATTAGAATCTATAGATCTAATGAAATAAGGCTTAACAGGTAATCCGTTATGCTGTAAATATTCTTCAATATTCCGTGGTAGCTGTTCAAGCTTCCTCAAATGCAAATATGAATGCTCATTTATAGTGACACTCATAGCAAACAACATACCAACCTCCAATTGTGGAGGCTGATATGAGTTATAGATTAGTTTTACAGGTTGATATCCCATGTTATAAATCTCTTAAACGTGCTAATTTAGATTCTAATTCTGTAATTTCTTTAAGTTTTCGCTTTTCTAGCATTTCAATACTATTTTGTTCAAACTGAAATACACTTTCAAATGCTTTAGCATGAATAGCTTGTAAATCTTCAGCTGTAGCATCAGAATTAAGAGTAATTGAGCTACGCTCTTTCTTATCATGATATATTGTGTGAGTGCTCACTTTTACATCAGGAGTGTAAGTCAAACTAAAGAAACTATAATCTTCTGTACAATACGCTACAAGATCATTAGCAAAGACAATATACTTGTCCATAGGCTGAATACCTGTACGTTTTACATAATCTCTAGCATATATAGCTAGATTAGTCAATAAATCAATTTGCTCTTTCATTTTTGTCTTTGATTTTAATGTCTTTTTTGTTTTTAATATCTTCAATAAGTTCATCCTTATTGTCTTTCATGAATTTTTCAAATCCATTGACAATTTTATGTGTTATTTCATTTTTTAACAAATCTAATTTATACTCAGCACCTGTTAATTGTATAAAACGCACATAAGCAATACTCACCCAAAGTGCACAACTTATAGCAAGTATATAATCTTGTATATTATTTACTGTACTATCATAAATAAATAATTGACATACATACAAACAAAACACTATCCAATGAATAGCGTGAATAAACAACGAACTTTTTGATTTCTCAATAATAATTTTCATTTTGTTATTATTTAAACTGTGAAAAAATAAAAGAGCTCAAGGATATAATCCAAGAGCTCTAAGCAATTCAACCTTTTAACCATTATTTTTTAAGCTTTATTTTATTGAAAATAGAGCCTACATTCTCTACAGGACCTACAGCATTTAAACCAATTACAGAATCATACCCAAGGTTATTATGCTTTTGAATATCTGATTCATTCATTGGTCTACCTAAACCATAATCTGTTTCTACATCACAGTTACTCCACGCTGTAAAGATGTTATCTCTATAGCTACCAACACAAAATATTGGAGCAAATAATGTCCAAGAGAATCTTTGTTGGGCTGATTTAACTTTTACAGCTAGTTCACTGTATTTGTAACCTTCATGTGTACCATTTGAAAATGCACAATAGTACACCTCAGTGGTGATACCTGCTTGTTCCAATGCATAAATAGTTGGAATAGCAGTTCTTGCCACTTTAGCAAACGCTGAAGCGTTAACACTTGCACTCCCACAAATGTTAATAGCAATCTTCACTGTTGGTTTTCTTGCAGATTTAAGACTAACAAAGTATTTATCCTCACCAGCTATAGCTCGTGGGATAGATAGTCTAGATCCTACATCCTGAAACTTAGGTTTTCTACGATATGTCATAGCGTTAGCCATCAACTTCTTATAGCTTTTATCAGCCATAGTTGATTTAACAGCTTCTGCACACATTGTTTTACCTTTACTAGGATCAAATCTAGTCTTTTGAAACTCATCTTTGCTTTTCTCATCTGCATATCTCCAATTACTTTGTTTTTCTTGTGAAATACTTTCAATTTGTTGTCGATTAGCGTCATGCAGATGGCTTATACCTTTTGCTTTAATGGCTGCTGCATCACTATTTTGAAAGAAATCATCTACAGAATCAAAATACATGCGAAGTATATTCTTATCTTCTTTGGCTATACGCATTAGACTACAGAGCTAACTAAGTCCTTACGTAATGCCTCATCCCAATGTTCAGACATCATATTTAGAATATCTACATGTGTAAAGCCATTGTTCAACAACAATGCTGCATCATGCATAGAACGAGTTGAGAAGTTCTCACCATCTACTTTCTTAGTAACATAGTTACGAACCTTCTTAAAGAAACTGTGGTGTTTACCAGCAATATTCTTCTCAAGCTTCTCATCATAATCAATGAAGATACGACACATCTTGAAACGATCTAAGAACGCAGCATCTTGCATCTCACGCCCTTGATATTCTACAGAACCAGAACCCCAGGTATTACCTGCTAGAATACAATAGAAATCCTTGTGCTTCTTAGCTATAGTTTTACCTTTTCTGTTTGGTACAGCAATAATACCAGTTCTGTCGAATGCAGCATTTAGTACAACTGCAATAGATGGAGACATAGAATCATACTCGTCAACAAGAAATACACCACCATTCTCATAAAAATCTAAGAATGAAGATTCTACATAACCATCAATGTTAGCAAAACCTACCAACTCTGACTTAGAAGCTTCTAGATTACAAGAGAATGCACCATAACGCAAGTTCATAACTTCAGCTGCTTGCTTAGCCATAGTTGATTTACCTGATCCTGAAGGACCTACAATCATAGCTTGCTTAAACAACTGTAGAAATGTTACCATCTTTGGTAATTGCTCATGCTTGTCTTCCAAAGAGAATTCATATTTCTTCTCTTGTCCCAGCTCAATAACAATTTGTTTAGAAGTCAAATAGTCTTCTATAACTTTTGTCTTGAACTCTACAAAATCACATGAAATAGTCTTTTCAACCTTTTCATATAATTCTGTCTCAATCATCTGCTTCTTCTTATCTATCAAAGCAGTGACATCTTCACGATGTTTCTCAAACTTCTTTTCAGACTCTCTGAAATGACTTTCTGTAGCTTGTTGCAATGCTGCTGATACAAGTTCAGGAGGAAGCGTTAATTGAAATCCACCTTTTGGTGTGTAATCGAACTCTTGTTGTGGAGGCATAGGCTTCTCTTGTTTTGGAATTTGTGTGAAAAATCTTTCTAAATCATTAATAGAATACTCTTGTTTAGATGAACTACGAGATACAAACCAATATCCTTTATTATTCCAACACACTGCTTTAGCACGGTCTTTTAGGGATTGATCACCTTCTGGTGTTCTAGTCTTGCGTAAATATTCTGATAATCCAGGCGTAATAGTCTTACATTGTCCTTCTATAGGAAATGTAGCATCATCTTCTGCTTTTGGCGGAGGACTTGTAACAAGAGCAATAGCATCTGATGAATACCATCCATTAGAATCTACTTGATAAAACGATTGTTCTAAACGTTCTACATAATATGTATCCGTCACTACAACATCTTTATCACTATCTTGTCGCCAACCATTGTGAAAAGTGACTGTATCACTTGTAGGTTTTACATTACAATATGAATTCAATGAGCGGTCTTCTATAGGTTTAATTCTAACTAATTGACCTATTGAAATATCAGGCACATCTTTAGATGATGATGGTTCCAAATCAGCCCATTCACCAGATTTATAAACATAAATATCTGATTCATGAATCTTAAAATATATTACATCCTTAGCATCACCTAACCATTTTGCAGGAATGTATTTATCAATTTTATAAAGATTTCCTCCAAATGATCTAAATGAACATCCTACAGGATAACGCTCCATAGCTTCTTGTAATAGCTCATCTCTTTCATGTACAAACTCAAGATCATACCGATCACCATAACCAATACGAGCCGTATCAGTTGTGCTATCTGTATACTTAATAATTACAGCACCGTCATTTTCTGATTTATCTTTTATAATAGCAAGTTCACCTT